CTGTACAATCATCAGCCTCCTTATTGCATTCGTTCTTAAATACAGGATCCAAATCTGCAACAGCGACTCGCAACTGCGCCTCGTTATATGTCCACTCCCCCCCTCTCTTTACCTTTCTAGTAAAGCGTTTACGTTTCATTAATCCTAAACGTGTTCGCCGTTGCGGTTTTTTCATCGTTTTTGCATTTGCCTTACGCCGTTTCATCGTTTTGACTTTGGCCTTACGCCCCCTGATTAAACGGGTTTGTTTTGCCATTTGTTCTTATATAAAATACGATTATTATTTTATAATATAGCATTAAGATTCATTTGTTATATTTAAATTTAACAAGGGTGCTTGCTTACTAGTTGTTGCTTGCTTACTAGTTGTTGCTTGCTTACTATTTGACGGCGATTTTTTTCCTTTGCCCAACGATTTCAAGGTAGAAACCCTTTTTTCACAACGCTTCAGTGTAAATTTGCGGGTAGTTGAATTGAAATTTAACGTGGGTATTGACATTATCTTTCCAGTAATTTTATCACAATGAACATCTTTCACGTGTTGTAACTTCTTTTTATCCAAACTGTCAATTAAATATTTTTTTAGCTCGGCAATATCATTTGGTTCAAGATTATGTTTTTCAATTATACTATCAACATATTCATTTAATAGTTTAATTTTTCCAGTTTTATCCATTTTATTCCACGATTCAGTTTTACTATTGGTTGTTTCCTTTTCAAGGAAATTATTGATATTCTCAACTTTTGTAGTATTAGAATCTAAACTATTTAAAAAAACATTTGTATGTTTATGTTTCAGCATATTCTCTTGAGAGTTCATTTATATATTACTATGGCGTTATAATTTTAACTTGTTTTAAGTAAGATATATTATATATTATATTATATTATACTTTCATCACTTTCCACCTTGAAATACTATTTATTCTGATAGATGAAGATTTTAGATTAATGAGAGATAGTTTACCTTCCCATTCCCCATAGATTAACCATTCATTTGCATAGTATGCATAGGATTGATTTCCATCGTCAAATACATTTACTTTATATATCTCTTTTTCATTGGGCGTAACATAATTCCATTCATTAGGCATGGTATTTGTTGCAATAGTATAGTGTTGTATTTATATATACCAACTTATTTTTATATTGTTTACAATTTTGTTATTTCTTCACCTAGGTCATCTAGCATCGTATTTGTTGCAATAGTTGCGGCAAGCGTAGTTATGACATTTACAATGTTACGTTTATGATAAAATCTAAAATAATAAACAATAAAGAAAAATATAAAAAATCCGATTGCAATAAAATAGGATATTAAAACACGATTTGCACTCGTTGATTCCATGCCAACGGTTTCTATAAATGGATCCGCAATTGTGAATTCATCGCCACATAAACGATGCTCTAACATGGTTAACAGACATCCATTTGATATGAAAAAAAGAATAAATACTACAAATAAATTAATGGCGGCAATGGAGACGGTTAATTGTGTGCCATAAAATAAAAGTATAAGAACCACAAACGGCAAACTAACATGATACGAACGAATTGTTTGGCCTAGTGTTTTTTTAGAAATTCGGGAGGTTTCGCATAACTCTTCCAAATAGTCAACAACCTTTTCTTTTTGTTTACGATTTAATCTAAAGTAATTTCCCATTAATTAGATAATTTAATGTATAATAGTATAGGTTAAATATTAAAAAAAATAAACTTATAATTATTATAGTAAAGCGTTGTTATTAATGACCACAACCCTAATAAACACTGCCGTTGATTGTTCTTTAAATACTATAAAAATTACTAGTAATAAGAAGAGAGATATTAAAAAGAGAAGAAAGAGAGATAACCAAAAAAAACACACTTATACTCTTGAAACGAAAGTTGATACAACTAATGAGAGTGCTCCTGCTGCTGCTGCAGAATTTAGTGTAAATGATAGTAAACAAGTCATTGCGATTTATAAAAGTATCAAACAAAACTATATTTTTTACATTGCGATACTCTTCTGTTTGTATATATTTACTCAATGTTCGCACAATAAAAGTAATTTCATGTATGGTATCGGTTCTATGATTTTTATTACATTTTATGGGTATGCCATCCATTATTTGTCTCATTTTATGGGAAATACGGTTTCTGAATTATATAAATCGTATGATAATATATTTACCAGAAATAAATACTTTGATTGGTTTGCCCAACATTTAATTTATTTTGGCGAGTTTCATTCACGGGTTCATCACGACACTGACATTAATAAAACATATAAAAACATTTCTTTAGAATTTATAAATAATCTTATAACTCAGGGGTGTGCTATCATTTTTCTTAAATATGCATTAAAATTTATAGATAATCGGGTTATACTTTTATGGGCCTTGTATTATGCAACCGTTCATAACATAAATTATAATATGATACACCCATTAACCCATAAACAGCATCACCTGAACAATAGGACAAATTACGGTATTGATATTTGGGACATTCTCATTGGTAGTAAATATGACTGGAACGAGGTAGAAACGCATAATCATACGGCAATAAATTTAATAGTAATTGCTGTCGTTATTTATTATATTTCTAACAAATTTAAGATATAAATATGTATTTATATACTATTATTAATAAATGCGGGCTATCACTATTACCGGTAAACATAATATTGATAAAATGAATAAAGTTGACGATGCTTCTTATAATGCAATCCGAAAGCATATGGTATATTTAGACGACGAGACAATACTACATAAAAAACAGGTTGATGCAATACGAATGCTCTATTTAACCGATACAGCTTTAAATTTAAATAATGAAAAAATATCACTTAATTCTCTCATATTTAATGAATTAAACCATAAAATACAAGGGTATAAAGGTCAAGATAAGAAGAAGAACATACATAATGATGATACCTTAATAAATATTGAAAATGTATTGGAGAAATTGGTATCAAGTATGCTAACGTGTTATTATTGTAAAAAACCGATTTTTGTTTTATATAAAAATGTGAGAGAACCATTTCAATGGACCTTGGATAGAATTGATAATTCCTTAAACCATACAAATGAGAATACATGTATTTCGTGCTTAAAGTGCAATTTACAGCGCCGATCAATGGATGTTGGCAAATTTACATTTACAAAAAAATTAAAAATTACGAAAATAGATGGCAAAATAGATAGTTAAGTAATAGGTTATAAATATAAATCATTTATAAAAAATATTGTATTGATTTAAATGGAAGAACTGGTCTGGCGAAAAGAAGGAGAGAGATGTGAACGTTCTTATAGGAGAGAACAAGCACAGCACACGCAAGTAGCACAGCAGACGCAACAACAAGTAGCACAGCACACGCAAGTAGCACAGCACACGCAACAACAAGTAGCACAGCAGACGCAAGCACCATACACCTTTATAAATAGACATGAAGTAGAAGGATTTCGGCAAAATAATAATAAACGTGAACAAGCAAACAATAAAATAAATGAACGATTTCTAATAGGTAAATCAAGCCAAAATCCATTCATGACTTCAAATTCATATAATGATGATATTGAGGTCCAAATGAATTTTTTAACTCCCCAAAAAGGAGATATATAATTTATTAAAATTAGAGTTTAAATGTATCTTTTTACATAAAATAAATAATTAACACACAAATGTCGGAATTAATTAAACCACCACAAACACCACAAACACAACAATTTTATTCTTCTCAAAACAATTTGTTATTAACCAATTTAATCAAATATTATCAAGATACTGGTAAATTGGATCGTATGTTAGATATTATTAATGGTAATATTAATATCTCTCTGCGAATTGTGGATTGGTTTACGACAAATTATGCCAAAAAGTTTTATACGGTCTATCCATTACCTTCTGGTAATCGGTTTAAGGTATATAATGACTATAAGCTTAAATTACGTTCTTATTCAAAGAAACGATTTGATCCTTTTTGTCGCTGGGAGAGAATTAGTATTCCTTATAAGAATAATACTCAGTTGCAAACAACTATAGGCCAATTGAATTTTTTTAAATGGGCATTTGATAATAATGTCATTGATTATATTGAGGAGCATTATAATGAAATTGAAAAAGATATGAATAGTAGAAATAGCACATCTAAACGTAAAACCACGGTTGTTTGTAGTAATCAAAAAACTAGAAAAAAGCGTGAAGAACTTTCTATTTCAGCATCAAAAACAATTAAAAAAGAAGAAGTTGAAATTGTTATCAAATTTGATTAAACACGCATATATTACGTTTTCACATATATTACGTTTTCACATATATTACGTTTTCACATATATTACGTTTCACATATAAATACATTATTATGTTAATATTTAAAAATTAAAATTTTAACATAACTTAATGGGGAATACTCTAATGAAAGGACACTATGTTAATTTTGAAGATATGCAATTTTCAATAAATGAGCAAAATAAACAATTATCAAACACATATCAAGCCAGAAAAATAGTAATCATAAATACACTGGATTCTTATCATCAAGATTGTCTCATTTCTGGCACTGTAGCAATTGATACAGAAGTTGAAATTATAAATGCACATTTGAAAAATTATAAAGATATCAAGGTTATTATTTATGGTATGAACTCGTGTGATTATACTTGTTTAAAAAAATATGAACAATTAGTGAAATTAGGATTTTACAATGTATACATTTATGGTGGTGGATTGTTTGAATGGCTCCTTTTACAAGATATTTACGGAACTGAATTATTTCCAACCACAAATGCAAGTAATATAGATTTATTAAAATACAAAGGACGAACAAAATTAAATATACAGTTATTAGAGAACTGAACTATTAATAATCGGTTTTCATCCATATTTGAAAAACAATAGAAGAATTCAAATCAGTATGGAATACACATTTATATGATGGGGGGAATAGATATGGAACTTTTTGCTTGGGAAGAATAAACGAAACGCTATATGCAAATTTACATGCAGTAGCTATACTTTCTTCTATCTCGTTGGGTTGAGGACAGCCAATGACATGAATATAATCAAACCATAACCCTGACAAATATGTTTTATTGTATTTTTCAAAATCCAAATTAAAAAAATCTAATTGTTTTACGTCGGGATGAGTTGGATTTTTATCATACATTAATGATAGTTTACATAATTGATCCACTGTATCAATAAACAAACCAGTTCTTGATGTAAAATCAATAATTAAATCTGTTTCATAAGAAATATGTAATTTATCCTTCATATAGTTGATACATTGTTCAGTGTATTCTTTGTAGGTAGCTGCATTATCATCTTTAGTAGCCATGTTAGAGATTATTATTTACATTAATTATAGTGTTATAACTTTAAATTATTTTAAAAGTTATAATAGAACATTTATTATTAGAACATTTATTATTATATATGATTCTTATATATCATTCTTATCAATTGTCACACTCTTGGAAATCTTCCGAATAATCTTTGTTTCGCTATCAAAAAATTCGCCTTT